AAAAAGGAATAAATCCCTTCCTTCACGACCTAACCGTTTGCTCACCTTGCCAACCCGGAGAATATAAAATGGAATATTCTGGAGAGGACATGTGAGGTATGTATTCAATCAATAAACTTAACAATATTAAATATTGATACGATTACAGATATCTTACACGAACCTTTTCAAGAGAAGGATCATTGTTGAGAATAAATAATGTCTCTTCAATGAATCGCTCTTCTGATCTATCCGTAAGTAAACCTTTATTTAGCCTCTTTACTACTTTATCTTGAACGCCTTTAGAGCGTTTAAGAAATTGTAAAGTTTTAAGAGGAGAATCAAGTTTTACCTTAGATAAAGCTACTCCAGAATCTTTAAGGTTAGATCTTTCAAAAAGGGATAGGACTTCAAGAAGTCTATCAAATTTTGAATTCACTAACACTAAATCTTCTAAAGTAGAAAGTGCCTTATCCACAGACCCAGTTTCATAGAAAGACAAATCTCCTAAGATTTTCGTCGATCAAAAACGTATAAGCATATACAACTCTGATTTTAAAGCAAATTCAGGAGATAGATCATCTCCTACAATTAGCTCTTCAAAAAAGATTTGATAATGCCTAGGCGTCATTACACCAGGTAGCAGTTTATCGCACATCGCGTCAGTAAATCTCCTTATGATCTGATCTTCAGTTCCTAACCGAAGTTTTAAATCGGTTATTCGCTGAAGCAAGGTAATGTTATATCAGTCTTCATCTCCTGCTGAAATTCGATCAATAATTCGATCGGATCTAAGTGGAAGAGGGAGACCTTTATACATTGCAATAATAAGTTGAAGAGCGTAATCACCATTAATAAATAGTGATGCGTCCTTTAAAATATTACGCCTTGGTTGGTCCATAGGTTGCATGAGCGTTTTTAAGAGCTCACGCAGTGAGATCTTTCCTGAATTAGAGTACATTGAAAGGAGTGACAATAAACTAAGTTTAATGGCACCAACCTCCAACATACTCCTCGCAGTCACTCGCTTAATATAGCGATACGGATGTATCAACCTCATCTTCGACATTAATTGGAATAGAATATTAATTCTACCCATAAAGTTATTTTGAGATATAAACATCTTTCAGGAAATTGCAGAAACAAAGTTCCCATTTAAAGAGGAGACTTTTGCGAACTCGAAGGATTCATTCTTAGCGACAACACTTTTGGAAAGATTAATTTCTACTCCATATGATGTCATTAAGCGTAAATACTCGAGAGCTACGTCTTCTTCAAATAGGACTATATCATCACCTAACAGTTCATATTCAGTATATCAGATATTAGCGGTAGTAATACCACGAACATTATGATAGGCTAATTGGACTATTAAGTGATGAGTTAATGCTAGCATAGCTCAGCTAGAAAGAGCACCCATCGGTTGACCTACTGCATACTTGAATACATCGTCTATAGATGGTAAAATTAATCTATAAGAACGAGAAACAAGTAAATCTCTTCATGCCTCCGCAGCATCCTGTCCAATAAGGACTGATAAAACGGAGACTTGAAGAACAATAGGTAATCGATCAGTAGCCGCAGAAAGATCATATCCGAAGGATTTGCGATACTTTTTAGCTAAGGCTTGAGCTCTTAAAACAGCTTCACCTTGGTTAAAAGTCGCATCATTCGGTAATGATCTGAGAAATGCGAATACCATCTCATGCAGGGGTTTGAGACACGATTGTGTCCAAACGTCTACAAGAGCAAATACTCGAATTTTTCCTGCAGCTTCCTCTTTTGTAGCCAGTTGCCCCATACATAAATAATCCTCCTTCGGAGAAAGGCTTTGAATAGTTACTTTGGAATAAGGATTTTCTTGGATCAATTTAAACATTAAATAAAGTTTAGTTTGACCAATACAATCCAAAAACCTAAGTAATGGTTTATCTAATCCGACAGACACTAATGAGTGAACGTCAGATATTAGACCATTTCAAGAACTTTTAAACGTAGGGGAAGATTTCTCTATGGGTAGTAAACCAAAATCTTTCAATAGGATGGTTTTATCAAAACGGAAAGAGTTTCTTAGGGTAATAACCTTAAGATCTTCGATCCCTCGTGATAAATCATCCATATTGGCTGATAGAGGATCCGTTATGGTGTTCAATTTTAGAACACCAGGTATTTTAATCACACGGTATAGACTGAGTAATGTTAGTCAAAACCGGATTTTAAAATTATTCCCAGATTTTATAGCTCGACGATCTGCCAACGGTATGAACCGTGGTAATCGAGAAGTTGTATATCTAGGTAACGGAAGTTTGGGTTCTAAGGCTCTAGGGCCAGAGATCCAATCTTTACTTATACATTTTTGTACAGCAAGGTGACTTGATTTTAAATATTTTACAGTATATGTAGCTCCATGATGTTTTTTCATCTGAAGCAAATATAATGCAAAACCTTTTAAGACTCGAAGTTCTTTGAATAGGCTTACTTTATTATCGGAACAGGCGGAGATTACTCTCCACCCAATCTTATAACAAAGTCTAAGCAATTCAAATGAATTACCTAGCGAAACCATGGGTTCGTGTACAATATTATCTTTAAAGGCGTTTTTGAAGGAATACATAAGTGTTTCTTTATTCGTTTGTTTTAAATTTTTCATATTAATTTATAAAGATTTTTAGCAACGGATGAGAGCAAGTATGCATCTTTCTTAAACCAATAAGTGTTGTCTTGACTTTCTATTTAGATTCCAATTTAAGGGAATTTCTACAGAATCAACAGGCACCTTGTCTCCGATCCATCTTAGCCCCCGAAAGGACGGCAACGGATGAGAGCGGTATAATCATTACTGATTATATTTTCGAAAGACACCAAACGACTAATGTCTAGGTGGAATTGAAATGAGATTAGGCCAAGCACTTATTAACTTTTAAAAGTAATAGCAGCGAATCCAACTCCGCTGTTCCTCTGTATGAATACAGAGGGACGGCAGGTTAAGAAGTCACTAAAACTCCTTACCAAAATTAGGCATAGATTATTTATAAGATAACCTATCCTAACCAAGTAAGTAGATGAACTACTCCTTAAGATCACTCCCTGAACTAGGATTCCCGTTGAAAAACGGATCTAGTCAGACAGATCTCCTTAGAAGAAATTCTTTGGACCACCACTTCTATAAA